ATTCCTCCGAACCAAATCGGACCGTCCGTCTCGTTCTTGTACCTGGGCATCTTTCCCTTCCCCCTTCATTCCAAAAATAAAGGGCCTCCGAAGAGGCCCTTGTGGTTCTGGGTTTGTTATTCCCCGACAACTTTAAGATTTTTAACCGTTGCCTTCGCCCACCCTGTCAATGTATGTCCTTTCATAGGCAGCCACTCAATCTCACCGCCGGATTCAAAGTACGTACCCGCAGCACTCAATGTTAAAGATGCAGAATCTACAAGAGAAAACTCAGGAATAGAATACTCAGGGGTTAAATAGCCAGGCCTGGGATCTAGATCTTCATATTCATCAATCCCCAACCGACAAGTTTGTCGCAAATCCCCAAACTGATATATATACTTATTAGTTTCTAATAAGTCAGATTCTACTATGTACGTTTGCAGACTAGGTGAATACATTACCTTTGTCGTGCTGTCGAAGTAGCGCGTAATAGAATAATCATTCCCTTCATGAACAATTGACTCCTGAGCAATATACTCTTCATTTACCCCCTCAAAGTAATGAAACCAAGAAGATGTGCGCCACCCCAAACTTAAGGCTGGACCACTTGGGACAGACATCGTCAGAAGAATATCGCCTGATTGAGGGTATGTGTCAACAACAAAATCAGCAAATAAGACAAGTGAACCAAAACTAAAATTAACATCATATCTAGTGCGGAATGGAAGTTCTGAATATGACGGAATAATATAACCAAATACCATCTCACCTTTCACATTAACCTCAAACTCCACGTTACGGCCCTGAAATGTTTCAGGTAGTGGAATTTGCCGGAAAAATCCGGTACTACTTGGATTTTGTACACCAAACGACGCCTGGCGAATTTCAATCATAGAATGTTCAGGTTCTTCCCACGTCGTTGAACCAATATAAAACACATAATCTCGCACACCCTCGCTTTCGCTGGGTGGTGTAATATAATTCTGCTCCATTTCAGCTGGGATCGATATGTTATCTTCTTTCGACGGGCTCAAGAGTGTCCATGGCTGATTTTTTCCAGTGGGTCTCACTAGTAACGCGGTTGAACCAACAACAATTGGTTCATCATCTAGTGTTTTCGCCTCAACCGGATCGGCTTTTCCCTCTAGTTGAACGTTATATCTACGCTTCCCAACGCGCCCCAGAACTTTACCCCGTGACACGTTATCAAATTGGGTAACACGCCGGTTGATGGCATTACGCACATCCTCCGTCCACACCTTGGGATTTTTGGGCAGCGCGTCGGAAAGCCGGTTCAGGGTGCTTTGTGTGGCCAGCTCAATGTCGTCATTCACCCCGTCGAAATTGACGGTAATGCTATTAATCAGCCATTCACGTCCGCGCCACATCGTCTTATCCAGTGCGAGGGACATCCCCATTGCTGTGCTGACGTTCGCCTTGCGAATACGGCTTTTTTCATACAACACACCAAGTGCAAAATTCTGCATCCCTGTGTCTGTCGCCAGTGCCACAGCCTGACATTCATACTTATGTATCCCGAGAACATCAATGCTTCCCTGATCTTTCGCCCCGGCTATAATATGGATTTCATTTTCCTCTTCAGCCACACACATCTCGAGCGCCGGGGGAGAAATAGTCCGTGTCTCGGTTCCAGCATACACGTAGCCGACAGTTCCTGTCGGGATTCCACCACCAGCATCTTCAAACCCATTGTGTACGTAGTTGTACTTTTTGAAAACGCCTCGACCCTCCAACGGGCCTGCGACAGGACTTATGACGGCCCCACCACGATATTTATGGAGCCGTATCAACGAACCAAGCGCAGGATACAGATCAGTTGAAACATTTATATTTCCGGCAAATAGGGGTTCAGTCCCCCAGATCTCTTCTTCCATATACGCCATCCCGTTAAGGTTAACCCGCCATTCACGGGTGGTCTTCGAGGTTGGTACCCAAGAATTGTAAAAAGAACCTGCGACGTTATCGTATAGTTGACAATAGGTAAATTCCTCATGCAACTCGTCCACGTCATATCGGTTACCATCGTCAGATATATTTGACCAGGTGATTTCACTGGTTATCTTGACCGCCCCCAAGCCTGAACCTTCTTCGGAGTATTCTTTCCGCGTCATATATCCATTTTCATCATAGTTGTATGTGATTTCGAGGGATCCTCCCCCGATCGATACTGTCTCGGACTGTATTTGCTCTCCTAGTCTCGTAGCAGAGTAACCCTGACTCCCAACACTGTAAGATTCCGTTACTGGTGTAGTCGCTTCGGTCATCCACCGTTCATCAATAGTTGCCTGAACATAATTTGCATATTCTGATGTGCGTTCCTCAACCGTGGGATCATCATCAGCAATAATGTCAGTATCTGTGAGTTCGCGGGTGGTAGTTGAGGCCAGAAGTCGATACACGCCATCACGGCCATATTGGAGCACACCACCAACAGCGTAGGATACCGCCCGGAAAAACTGATACGCGTCCTGGGGATCGTCAGGATAAAATACCGTTTCGCTCGTGGTGATGGACGTTTCGAAGGTCCCGCCATGGTTTTCAATGGCTTCCCGAAGGGCATCAATCGCGTTGCCGCTCGTATATTTGACGGTTCCGCCTCCAGCCGTTACGGGATCGGCCAGTTCCAACAAAAAGGTGTTTTCTGCCAGATTTTCTCGGAAACTAGTTACAATTCCCGTCACACGCACTATGTCCTCGGTAGGTGCCTGTAAAATAATCTGTATCTTTTCACCTGGGGCAATATATTCACTGACAGATATAGTTCCGCGCATCCGCCCAAAATCAGAAAAGGTGCAAGAACCATCAATTATCTCTATAGATTCCGAACCGTGAAATACCTTGAATCCACCTTTTTCTGTTTGTGATTCAGGTATAAGAATTGGTTGAACCCCTTCGTGATCATAAGGGTCACCTACGTCGGGGGTTGGGTAATAAGTCCAGACAACCGGAATCTCTTCAGGATTGTCTAGTGGATAAGCAAAAGAGAACACCGGAACGTCATGTTCTATAACAATTTCCCACCCTCCTTCAGTCCAGCCTTGCATGGTATGATTTACCGATCCTTCTATGAAATATTCCCCTTCATTTGGGCCTTGGAGCAGAACAAAAGTAAGTCCTACATAGGCTGTATTGTTGGATGGCCACTCCGCTCTAAGTTCTATGGTGCCCGTAGACACATAAGCATCCCCACCATCAGGAAGGGAGGGAATCACTCCCGGAGGTATCTCCTCAAGATAAGAAAACTCAGACATAAAGGTTAATCCCCACCTAGTCATTTCCGTGTATATTTCCTCAACGCTTTTACTAAACAGATCTGTTGCTATCCCCCACTGGTTGAATAGCAGTATGGTGTATGAAAGGACATAAATGATGGAATAATCTACAAGGTCATAATCCCAAGGATCATATGTAATTCCCCATCTGCTCGGATTATATTCAAGCGTCAGATTCCTAGACCAACGATCTACGTCATCAGTGAACATTTTTTTAACAAGCCAAGCTGGACCAGTATAGTCAATGTCGGTTTCAGATATGATGTCCCAAATATTTGGAGGGTATTGTATTAATATATAATTAGGTCCAGTATCAACAGAATGATAGCACCGTAAGGCCTGCAAACCTCGATGTCTCATGTGTATAGCTTGTACCCGCTCAGCATGATCAGCAATCTTATGGATTTGCTCGATTCGGCCAAACAACCTCAAAAGCTCCGTTTGCGCCGCATCAGTAGGAGTATATTCTTCTGGACTCCATGGTTCATCTCCCTCCTCTTCAATTGCGGGGTACCCTCTAGATAACTGACCGAAGTCACCCATGTACAATATACTTGAAATTAAATTAGTCGGGTTCCAATCGTCAATAACATCCTCTGTGACAAGTAAGTGTCCAGTCGTACGCTGGATGTAGATATAATTTCTCACAGAATCAGCGTCGGTGGTTGTGCCTATCGTTATCTCTATCATCAGCCTCACAGATGTAATTTGGCATTCAAATGTTGTCTCCCACTCTTCTATCATCCACGGGTTGTGTATTGTAATAGAGTCAGACTCAGACGCATCAATCATGGAAGAGGGGACGCCCCACTGTGTGGTTAACGCATCTAGCAGATATGATCGAGCGTCAATGTAACCCTCCCAAGCTCTCCTAGCAATCCACGCCGCCATGACAGCAAAAAGATACGAAAACGCATACATAGATTCCTGTGAAGCCCCATACATATGGGAGGAATCACGGCGTACGAAAAAACTATCATGCAAAAACGGCGCAGCTTTATCCCTATCACACCGTGGTACCCACATCCATGCATCATGGGGTATACGGAAATTTTCCCATCCAGAAACAGATCGTATCGCATCAAATCCTGATTGAAGCCGTGAAACTATAGTAGCGTCTAGCCCTGAGATTATTCCATATGGTTCCAACCCGCTCGGCATAATCACACCTCCCGGAGGGTCAACGTAAGAAGCCCGACATCGACAAGGGGATATTGTGAAATGGATGGCTCACCGGTCACTTTTACGGTGTACGAAGCACCATCATGATCGACAAAGGTCGTTTCCGTGCCGACGAGATTCATGAGGTCGGAATACTGCGACCCTGGATAAAACGTCAGCGTCCAAACCCGTTTTCGGATCACACCAAGCTCCAAAGGTGCCCCTGAGAGAGCTGTGGCTTCGCGACCTGAAACAATGGCGTTGACCATCCTGTAATTGTCGATCGTTGGAGGAAAATCAAGTGTAATTTCGCCTAGCACGAATGCCATCATAGCTCACCCCTCATAGCGTCAGTCACGGAGCCGCCGGCTGCTGCTGGAGTACCCGTAGCCTTGATGTTCGCAAGAGCCGTTTTTGCTTCTTTGACGGCACGGTTTACGCCCTGCATGATGCCGTCGTAAAGGCCATTTCCTATTGCCTGGCCCGTCGCCTGTGCGGGGCCGGACAAGGCGTTCAATGCCGACGAAACGTCAGCCGTTATTTTCGACGTGTCGATGTTCTCCGGAGAGAAAGCCTCCGAAATCTTTGCCTTCAGATTCCCCAGTGACCGAACCAGCTCATCAAATCCCATCTGGCTGGATTGCTCTTTCGCCTTCTGCAGCTCGACGCTCATGTACCGGATCCCGTCGGTGACCTGAACGATTCGGCGATTCTCGTCTTCGGAGATGACGGCGTTTTCCTTCCATTCCCCTCCGAGCTCGGCTTGTTTGCTGGAAAGCGCCTCCTGCAGTTGTTGGTCTAAGGATCGCACGGTCGTTTCCGTCAACCCCAGGGCATCATCCAGGTATTTCCTGAGGTTCCGGTAAAACCCTCCACCGGCCTGCTCCGCCATTTCAACAAAGGTGTCCCTGAAGATGTTCCGAAGCGCAGGATTGTCGAACTCGTTCACCAGCTTGTCGGATATTTCCCTCAGCTTCGCGGTCAGGCTCTCTTCCAGTGCGGTTCCGGCTTCCTCGCCGGAAAGACCAAACCTGTTTTTGAGATCCTTCGTCTTGTTGACCAAATCCGCGGCATACACGGTAAATTCCGTGACCGCCTGCTTCATCGCCTCGGCGACGTTTCCCGTGTAGGACATTTCCACTGGAACCGGTTTCGCCGCATCCGCCATCGCTTTCTGCACCTTGCCGATGACGTCTTCCATGACGGACCAAACCTCCGCCGGAAGATCCGAAAATGCCGCTTTCAACTGCTTTACTCCGTCCGTTCCCGCTTCCGTCAGATATCTTTTGATGTCCTCGCCATATTGGCGCATGATTCTGGCCGCCGCCTGCCCCTGATCCTCATAGACATCGACGATGGCAGAGACCATCCCGGTCATCTCCTGCGGCAGGCTCATGAGCAGCCCCTTGTCGGACGACAGCCCTTCCAGAATTTCAGCCATGACGTCGTCCAGCAGCTGCTGAACGTCCGGCCCAAGATCCGCGAAAGACTTCTTGAGGGCCGTTGCCCCGTCTTTTCCGGCCAGAACCAGGTACTCTTTTATGTCTTCCCCGAACTTCTGCATGACCACCGTCGCCGCCGCGCTCTGGTCGTAGAAGGCATTGAAGTCCCTGATGAGGTATGTCTCCAGCTCCTTTGAAAATTCCTCCAGCTTTTTGGTAGCTTTCTCCGTGGTTTCGATTTGTTCGAGCATGGCGTCAAGGTCGTAGGTTTTTTTCATCCAGTCCTGGACATCTTTTGGCAGAGACTGGAAGGCCTCGATGTTACCTTCAAGAGCCGCTCGCATCGTGTCCAGGCTCTCTGTCGAATCATCGAGCTTATCCGGGAAAGCCGCCAGTATGGCAAGCGCTCCCGCCCCGGCGACAGCAAGCCCCGTCAAGGCCGATGTGGTCCCTATAGTCGCGAGCAGACCACCACCTTTGGCGGCAGCTTCAGCTACCGCGACCGCTTTGACGCCATCAGCCAAGACTTTGAAAGACTTACCAAGAACGACGACCCCGCCCGCAATTGCGGATATCTTTCCGACAGCCCAGCCCGTGACTATGATTCCTGTGATCGTATCGAGGTTTTCCGCCAAGGCCTTCCAGGGGATCATGCTCGCGATGTTCTTGAGGCTTTCGTAAAGTGCTTTCACGCCTTCGCCCAGATTCCGGAACCGGCTTTCGATCGCTTCGATGTCAATCGAATCGAGGGCGGCGCTGAAATCCTCAACAGTTGCCATTTGGAGACCAAGCCCCGCGAAAAAGGCCTGAACGGCCCTTCCGACAGCCTCGGTTTCCTTGCTCCATTCCCCGAAGGCACGGGTCAGGTCTCTGAAATGCCCCACAGCTTCTTTTGCCTTGTCCTTTATTCCGTCAAAAACGATCAGGAAGTTCTCCTGGATCGCGCTTTTCCATTCCTTCACCATATTCTTGAAACCTGACATCTGTTCTTCCAGGAGCTTCTGGGTCGTGCCCACCTTCCGGAGCTCCTGCTCGAAACCTTCCAGGTCATCGGCCGCAGAAACCAAAATCGCGCCGGCGGCGCTCAGTTCACGCCCGAATATCATGACCAGCTCTTCCGCTCCGGCACCGGCGTCCTTGAGATCTCGCAGGACGTCCGCGAAGTTGCGCACCTTGCCTTCCGTATCTCGCACGGCGACGCCGAGCGATTTGTACACCTGAAGAGCCTTGGGAGCCGGGTCAACGATGGCCGTCATGATCCCGCGCAGGTACGTACCTATCTGTTCGCCCTTGAGCCCAGCTTCAGACAGCGCCTGCATGGCCGCTACGGTTTCCTCAAGCGATACCCCTAGCGTATTCGCCACTGGTGCTGCATACCGCATGGCATAGGACAGTTTTTCCATGTTCAGCTGACTGTTGCTGATGGCGTTGGAGAAGACGTCGGCGATCCTGCCCGTTTCGGAAGCCGAAAGATTGAACGAGCTCAACGTGGCCATAACCACGTCTGCCGTGGACGCGAGGTCATATCCCTGGGAAACGCTCAGGGCCACGATGCCGTTCACGCCGTCCAGGATCTCCCCTACGCTCATGCCGGCGGACGCCATGTTGTACATCGCATCCGCCGCCTGCTGGGCCGAAACGGGGAGCTCCGCCCCTATCTCGCGGGCCTTCGCGGAAAGGGCTTCGAATTCCTCCTGTGTCGCTCCCGCCACACCCTTGACCTTGAGCATCGAGTCCTCGAAGGACCCGCCGATCGACAGTGACGCCCCGGCGACGGCCGCGGAGGCGGCTGTTAGTCCAGCTGCTATCCCCGTCACGGCTTTCATCAACGGATTGAAGACGGTCCCCAGATTCTGGCCCAGCCTCTGGGCGTTGGTTCCGAACTGGACCAGTTTCTTCCCTGTGGCGTTCAGGGTATTGATGACTTCCTGGGCCTCGGCGGAAATCTTGATCTGGACTTTTTTCTGTCCTGCCATGAGGCACCCCCTATAGTCGATAAAGCCGAGGGGCGGAGATCACAGGTCTTCGCCCCTTCCGAACAGTCCCATTTCCACCATCTCGTCGACGGTGCGTTTTTTGCCCTTCGGTTTCGTCCCGTTTTCGGGAAAGACCTGGGAAAGGACGCTCCCGGCCTTGTATTGTGCCAGCCGGGCCATGGCCGGGAAAACGGCCCGGAGATACCCGCCGCTCTGCCAGTAGGTCATGCGACAGAACAAATCCTCGTCGGTGATTCCGAACGTTCTCAAAGCGAGGAGAAGGACCGGCCACTCTAACCCTTCGATTTCAGGGTCGATATCTTTTTTGCGGACCTGGCCACCTTCTCCATCAGCGCGAAAAAATCCTCGACGATTCCCGCCAGGTCGTTTTCGTCCCAGACCAGATCCAGAAGGGAAAGCTCGTACTTCATGGGAAGCTCCTTCCATTCCTGGAATGTCGGGAAGCTTGTCTTGAGCAGCAGGTCGAGAGCGGGACCCCCGCCCCTCAAGGCACCCTTCACGGCCTCGGGGACGGGAAGCCCTTCGCCCACCATCTTTTCGATGACTCCCTGCAGCTGCTCCGCAACGGTTTCCGTCAGATCCCAGACGTCCTGGCGGGTCAACCGATGCAGCTCGTGTTCGTCGCCGAAGATTTTCACTTTCACAGGCCTCGGCCTTGGAAAGTCACGCACCAGCTATCACCACCCGCCGAAGGGCGGTGTCTCCGTCTCGTAGACCAGACCGAACTGCTGTCCCGCGGTCTTCGTCGAATCTGCAACTGCAGAAATCTCAAGCTCTATGGGGCTCACGTCGGCGTCATTGAAACCGAGAACGAAATCGCCGCCCACTTTCGCCTTCCAGATCTTGACGACCCGGTAGGTTCCGTCCCGTTTTTTGTGAACGAAAACGAGCTGATGTTCAGTAGATTCCGAACCGGCGCCTCCGAAACCGAAGCCCGATTCATCGTAGGTCACGTAGTCGTAACTCACCAGCACAGTGTCGCCGTCGGCGATATTCACCGAACCCGGAACGCGGCAAATCTGGCCGTCAAGACGGTCAAGGTAGTAATCGGTTCCCTCCACGAGAGCGCCTGCTTCGGCATCCGTGACGGTGATCGACCCGGTCAAAAACTCGTGGGCCAGCTTGGTGTTCTTGTTCGCGGTCACCGTCACCGCCTCATCCTCGACGCTGGCACTTCCTGCAGTCGCCGTATACGCGGCGTACTCGTCCATGAGTGACCTGAGCCTGCTCAGGTTCGCCTCGAGGAGGGAGACATTCGCCACACAGGTCTCTTCCTGGATGATCTTCAGAATCGTCGCGGCGGGAAATCCCGCCTGTTTCTCGTAATAGCTCTTGCCGTGGGTGAACTGGACCTCACCCTCGAGCTGCCCAACATCGACACCGTCGATGTACAGTTTCCCGGTCCCAATAATGATGTCATTGGGATTCAGTACATTCGCCACATTCATTCACCCCTTTCAGGTGATCCCTTACCTCAGTTGCATCGAAACGGTCATGACACCCGGGAAGCGAGGTGCCCATTCGCCCGTCGTGGCCGGCGCCATTTCCACGGACGTCACGGAATATTCCCGCTCCACCACGTGAATCGCCGCAGCGATCAGCTCTCCAAGATCGTCGGATTCCTTCGTCCCTCCGACTTCGCGGATGCCCTCTTCTTCGGAGCTTCCATGGATCTTGACCTCCCACCCGAGCGTCAGCGTCGCCGATTCCGGCTTTCCGCCGGCGCCGTAGATGATGTTTCCCTCCGTGACGATCGCCAGGGGAAGGTCCGTATCCTTCGGGTTCGTGTCCGGGGTACCCCCGATGCCGAGGAAAAGGGAGATGTCCTTTCCGTAATGCGCCTGACACCAGGCCTGAACGGCCGAATCGTCCCGGATATGCCCGAGCACGCTTCGGGCCAGCTCTCGCAAAGTCACGGGCACCCCTCCCTAAAACCATCTTTTGACGACCCGGTATTTCCGGGCCGACGTCCTTTTGCTCCTGGATTTGTTCCCAGTCAGGTAGCTCCAGATCTTCTCCTCGATATGAGGCGTGATCTTCGACTCGTAGGCCTCGTAGATGGGCCCGATCGTCGGCCTCGCCGGCAGGTCGATGGTTCGTTTGTTCGGGCTGATCCCCACGCCGGCGGCAAAGTACGCCCGGCGGACCTTTCGCGTCGCCGGACTTCTGGAACCACTCTCGTGCTTTTCGAACAGCTTGACGGCACTCGGGCTCAATGGTCCTACCAGAACCGAATTGTCGCCTTTTTGGTACTGATACCCCACCGCCTTGGGCAGCTGACCCAGCCACGGGTACATTCGTTTCGATTGTCCGCCGAACTTCGCTTCCAGCGGCCGCCGCCTTTTGGCTTCCATTCGTTTCGGGTATCTCTTCCCTCCCGGGGCTCCGGACCGGATACCTTTTTTGATCTCCCGCGAGAGCCACCAGCCGGTGCTTTTCAGGGCCGACCTGGTGAAATTCGGAAAGGCTTCAGCAGCCCATTCGAGCCACGGGCTCGCCTCGTCGATGACTTCAACGGTGGTCTTCACGACATCACCCCCAGGGGTTTTCCTCGGAGACGCAGACGAGACTGTAGGCCCCGGGCAACGGCTGCACCTGAACGACCTTCCAGATCACGCCTTCTGAATCCCTGACGACGTCCCCGCGTTGAGGCTTGTCGAGGCCTTCAGCCGACAAAAAAACCGTCGCCCGGGCAGCGCTCCCCTCGGAAGCCATCTCGTTTCCAGACTCCGGCGCCGCGTCCCTGGCCACAACAGCGGACACCGTAGTGCCGTTTATCTCCACGTCTTCGGCGAACTCCCCACCCACGAGGGTCTCCAAGTCCGCCCGGACCTGGTCTTTGAAGTTCATTCAACACCCTTCTTCCCGGACCCCCTTTTTCTCGGCTTTTTCGTCTTGGCCTTGCCGGACGGTTTCTTTTCGGTCTCTTCAGCCTCCGTCACCTGTTTCTCAGGTGCAGTCTCGGCAGGTTCCGCCTCGACTTCCGCTTTTTCCGCCACAGGTTCCGGATCTTTTGCGACAGTTTTTTTCGGTTCATCTCTGGCTTCAGGAACTCGTTCGGCATACCCTTTTTCGATCAGCCGTTTCTCCTCTTCAGGAGAAAGCCCGGGGACGAGATCCCCGGGCAGGTAGAGGGCCCTGAGCGATCTGAGGCGTTTCAGGGCCCGTATCATCAGGAGATCACCTCGACCACGTAGAAGGCGTCGACCTGGGTCGGCACCGGCAGGGGCCGGCTTTGAAGCTGTACCCACCTCACGACGGGATCATCATCGACCCAGCTGCGGGGTACCCTGTTCGCCATGTAGGTAACCATCTGGCCGGATTCGTCCTTCGTGATGACGGCCCCGTAGTTCATGACCGTCTGGGCCCTGGTGGATCCGAGAAGGACCTTCTTCTCCGGAACCATGGGCTGCTGGGTCCCGGTGTCGTCCACGTACCATTCGAGGTATGAGTAGACGTCGAGGCCGAGCTCGTTGATGTGCCCCAGGTAGGTCGCCCCGTTGGGAAGCTGTTTCGGATCGATCTGTCCCGTGTTGATGAGGCGCTTGTCGAGTAGGTTCTGCACCTTGGCGTGATTCAGAAAATACGGCACGACATCGGGCGCCAGGATGCAGACGTCGGGGTTCACGCCCGACCCTTTCACGACCTCACCGAAGAACAGGCGGAGCGTATCCAGCGGGTTCGACGCATCGGCGCTCCAGAGCGCATTCCCTATCAGCGTGTCCGATGGAACGGAGAAATCGATCTCGTAGCTGATGCCCTCGCCCTCCACGGCGATCTTCCCCGCGAAAAGCGCCTGCGCGCACATCCACTCTTCCCGTCGAATGATGGCGTCGTCGAGCTCGGCCAGATCCTTCCCGAGCTTCACCGCGGCCCGCTCGTCGGGAGACATGCCCGAATAGAGGGCTTCCCCGGGCAGCCGGTTCAGGATGTCCTCCGCGGTGGTCTGCTTTTTGGGCTTCAAAAGCGGCGCCTCGAAGGTGTGAGTCGTGAAGCCCTGGTTCGCCAGGACCTTACCGGCCAGAACGGGCGAGACGAAGGGCGCCATTTTCCGCGTACCCTTTTGGATATCAACATCCACCTTCGACGTGTCCGAATATTCCACATCCCTGAAGAACATGTCCCGGATGAATGTCTTCGGCGCCGGTCTCTGTTCCAGGGCTTTGAGCATGGTGCGCGTTTCAAAAATGCTGATGGGCATTCATGCCACCCCCTTATCCAATCGTCTTGAGGAAGATCCCGAGAGCCCGAAGGGCGTCGCGATGCGTATCCGCACCGTCGCTGCCTCCGAAGGTCAGGGCATCTTCGTTGAATTCGCCCGTCAGGTAGACCGGTGCGGGCTTGTCCTCTTCCGTGGCATCCACGTCATCGGCGAGGATCGCCACGGGATTCGCGCTGCCGTCCACGCTCGCGCTGTCGACGAGCTTTGCGTATCCGGACCCGGCCGCCACCGGAATGGAAAAGCTGTCTCCCACCGCAAAATCGGAAGCGGTCGCATTCCCGATGGTGAATTCCAGGTGCCCGTTCGCGTAGGCCACCCCCTGCACCGCATCTTCAAGGCGCGACCCGTCGGGTGCGTAAACGGCGAAGACCGCATCGTTCGCACCGGCTTCAGACGGTGCCGCGGTACAAGCCAGCGCATAGCTTCCGATCTTCGCCTCAGCACCGAGGGCGACCCCGGTAACCTCGCCGTCACCATTGTTTGTTCCGGTGACGACCGAGCCTATGGCCTTCGTCATCTTGCCCAGCACGGACCCGAGGGAAAGATTCTGGCCAGACGCCAGGGTCATCTTTCCGGACACGATGGGCATGGAACTTCCGGCAAACAGATTCGCCGGCGTGTAAGTTTCACTCATTTCACGTTCACCCCTTTTCTGTCATTTCGCGGCCTACCGCCGCTTGAACGCCAAGGCGATCTTCGATGCCTGGGCCGTGACTTCGTCCTCTTCGCCCTTTCCGGCGTCGAGTTCCGTCGCCCCGGGCGCCACGCCCTCGAGGGCCTTCGCGTCCTGACGCAGGCTTTCGAGCACTTTTTCGCCCCGTTCCTTCTGGGCCTTGATGATCGCAACGGCCACGTCCTCAGGCTGGACTGGCTCCTCAAACTTCGCCTTAGTCACGATCTCATCGAAACCCTTCACCGCCAGATCCTCGATGGCTCTGATCCGCTCCCGCTCCTGCTTTGCCCCTTCCGTTCTGGCCTGGTTTCGGATTTCCTCCAGGAGCTCGGGATACTGTTCCGCCAGCTCTTCAAGGTTCATTTCCTTTCCTCCTTCCGGTTCAATCGTTTCGCCGCTTTCAGGCCTTTCGGCTTGAGCGGCCGGCAAGGCCGCCACTTTCTTCTTCATCTCCGCCGGCTGCTTGAGCGATTCCAGGGAAAGCCGCGCCTCGCCGGTTTCGGACTTGACCACCAGCTGCCGGCCGCGAAGGGATGCCGCAATCTGCCCTTCCCCTTCGATCTCGTCGATGAAACCCCAATCCAAGGCATCCCGGGCCGTCATCCAGGTCTCGGCCTCCATGAGCTCGATTATGTCGTTTCTCTCAAGCCCTGTTTTGTCCTGGTAGGCGGAAATGATCGTCTCCGTGATGGTGTCGAGGACCTCTGCCGTCTTCCGCATTTCATCTGCGTCGCCGATTGCGAGCCCCCAGGGGTTATGGACCATCATGAGCGCGTTTTTCGGCATGATGACCCTGTCTCCAGCCATGGCGATGACGCTCGCGATGGATGCGGCGAGACCATCGATATAGACCGTCACCGTCGCCGGATGCCGCTTGAGCGTCGAATAGATGGCCTGACCGGCGAAAACGTATCCGCCCGACGAGTTGATCCGAACCCGGATCTCCTGTATGGCCCCGAGCTTTTTCAGTTCTTCTGCAAACTCCTTCGCCCCGACGCCACCCCATGATTCGTCCTCGTCGATCACCCCGTAAAGCAGCAGTTCCGCCACCCCGTTTTCCTGCGCCCTGAAACTCCAGAAACGTTTCGGCATTTCCTCCCTCCCTCCTGCTGTATATCGATCGGGGCCCTCTTTGCCCCTTTCCTTACGTTGTCGTGGTGTCGCCTTCGGTGGCATCGTCATCCCTCTCTTCTGGCATCGGCTCGGACGGTCCGAATCCCGCCTCCCGGCGCATCCGTTCCTCCTTAACGCGCTGCGCATGGAAGGCCTCCCAGTCGCCGCCGGTCATCTCGGCAGTCTCGCGGGTTCGTGTGCTGAAGCCTTCATCGACGCGAATCTTCGCGGCCTTGGCCTCCTTCAGAGGATCCAGCTGCCCCTGGGTCGGCCCGTTCCAGTCGGCCCTCGTGTAGGCCCACCGGACCAACGGGTCATCAAAAAAGCCCGGGGCTTCGAGATACCCCCGGGCTACCGCTTCGGTGACGAACTCTTCGTAGATCGGCTGGCACTTCATGGCTGCCAGCCATGCCCTCCGGACCTTGAAAAACTTCCAGGCCTCCAGGAGCGCTCCCCTCGAGGCCGAATAGCTGGACGAAAAATGCTTGATCAGGACCTCGTAGGGCAGATCCAGGGCGGCTCCGACCTGCCGGCAGATCGAGGCCACGAAGCTCTCGAAATTAGAGTTCGGCCGGCTCGGGCTCGCCGTGGTGACGTCCTCTCCCGGAGCAAGCCCCACGACGGACCCGTTGCCGAGCTCTATAGTGGTCGCATCGTCGGCATCCACCTGGTCTTCCAGTGGGATCGCCTCGCCGAGAGATTCCGCGCCCGGTGCAGGCGTCTTGACGAAAACCGTAAAGTACCCGCTTACTACAGCCGCGACGAGTTCCGCCTCCTTGTACCTGCTGAGCTGCTTCAGGTCCCCGATCACCGGAGCCAGGACGGGAACCCCGCGGCGCTGCTCGATGCGTTCCGGATCTATGAGGTGCAGGATATTCCGTCTGCCCGAATCCTTACCGAAGGCCTCCAGGCGTTCGTATTTGATCTGTCCAGTCCCGCTTCCCGCGGGATGCCGGTTCGCGATCCAGTAGGCTTGAGGGCACCCGTTTTCGTCGACCTCGACGCCCCCGAGCACGTCCGCATCCTTCGGCTTCGGCGATGGGTCGCCGACCCGGTCCGATTCGAGCAGGCGGACCCGAAGGTCAAAGAGGCTCCCGTCCCTGGGAACCATGGGAAGCAAGACGAAGGCGTCACCGTTCATGAGGACAGAGAGCATGGCAAGGCCCTGGAGCATTCCGAAGGTGTGCAGCCGCCGGATATCGCATTCTGCTGACCCGGCCCAGTAGGTCCAGAGTTCCTCCACACGACGCTCCCATTCGCTCTTTTTGTCCTCCGTCAGACCGAGAATGTCGTTTCGAATCATGGCGTTCGGAACCAGCCCCGGTCCGACGACATTCGTCCGGATCGTCTTCAGGGCCCCCGTGGCAAGGGACTCCCCCATCCAGAGGTCCCGCGAACGTTCCCGGAGCTTGGCCAGATTCTTGACGATGTCGTCATCCGGATCCCCGGCCTGTGTCCGCCACCCACGAAGGATCTTTTTGACCACGCTCGCTCCGTGCTGGTCGTAGCCCTTGTTCATGAACCGCCGTATCGTGCTCACACGGACCCTGGCGGCAAGGCGCTTTTCCTCACGCTCCGGCGACACGATCCCCACAAGCCTATCGACGATGCTCATCACAGATCCCTCGGAACGACGCGGAAGATTTTCGGGCCGCTCTTTCGGCCGGTCGTAAGCCGCGCCACCTCAGCACGCCAGAAATTGATCCGGTCCCGTACGGTCTGAAGGTCCGCACGCGTCAGCGAATAGCCGTTCATGTTGTAGGACTGGCCCGTCGCAAGGGCCCGCTCGGCCGCCAGCCAATCGTCCAGGTGCTGCTGTGCTTCAGTCAGTGTCCATTCGGCCATGTTTTCACCCCTAACCGATACCCTTGCTGATGACCCGTCTCCGTTTCCCGACACCCATCCTCTGGGCCGTCATCGGAGATTTCTGGGCATAGAGCTGTGCCTTCGAGCCGCCTTTTGCCAGTTTCTCAAGATCCGGATTGAAGATCTCCAGGGCCCCCGTCGCATAGATCCGACAGTCGAGCGGCTCGTTTCGGGTCCCGGAGCCCCTTTTCACCCATTCGATGTAAGGACGCCCCTTCCTGTAGCGGAGCATCTTCTTTTCCGACGTGATCCCCAGGTAATAGGCCCTGTCATGGCCCTTTTCCGGTCCCTTCGGGAAATGGCAATACCCCGGCCCCGGGTCCTCTACCTTGAGACGCGAGAAAAAGAGCTCCTTGATGGTGTCCACCCCAAGCGTGAAAAGAGCCGTCCGGTGTCGATTGTTTCTGGTGGGTTTTCCGACGATGACGGGATTGCCGGGACCGCCCTTCCCCTTGATCGCAAAGATCCTCCTGTGCTCCCGCGCCTTGCAGAACTTGTAGACCTGGTCGGTAAAGTGGCCACCCGAGTCGATGCAGGTGCATGAGATCCCGAGCAGCTGCCCCGACGGAAAGCTCCAGAAACGTCCCAGGAATTCGTCCAGCTGTTCCCAGACGGCATTCTGCCCGGGGTCTCCGTAGATGGTCCTGTATTCGATCGACCAGGATTCCTTGCCGAGCCCCCAGCCGACCACCTCGACCTCGAGTCGGTCGTCCTGAGTATCAACGCCAGCCGTAAGTACGAGGACCCCATCAGGGACCTCCGCGCCATAATGGTCCTGCCGCGCCTGCAGGACGTCTTCCTCGATCACGTCTCCCTCTTCTTCCCATGTCTCGCCGAGGACGGTATTCACCCACGTCTTGAGCCCTTCGGGGCCGATCCGTTTCGCCTCTTTGAACTCGGCGATGATCTCACTCCAGGTCTTCCATGGAGACGCCAGGGCGTTCAGGTGAAATCCCCGAACGGAGTGTTCCTTTCTCGCGACCCACTGTCCTTCCTGACGCTTCCACTCGATTTCCCCGTGTCGTGCACCACAATGGACGCACTCGAGCGTCAGGTCCTCGAAATGAAGCTGCGCCCACGTCAGAGGCTGCGGTTTCCCGCAGGAAGGACAGGTTAGGCACCACTGCTCCTGCGTCGAGCTTTCGTAAGCCGCTTCGATCCTGGACATGCCCCGGACACCGGGCGTGCTGACGTAGACCTTCTTGCGGTTCCAGAAGTTGGACGTCCGTCGCTCGGCGAGGCTCAACGGATCGCCTTCGGATCCCGCCGAAACGGGGTATCTGTCGACCTCGTCGGCTAGAAGAATCCGAATCGGCCTGGATGCCAACGACGCCGGAGAGTTTCCGCCGGCCATGGTTATATGTCCGCCGGGAAACTGCTTGTGCAGAAGGGTGTTCCCTGAATCCCTGCTCCGCGGGTCCTTGACCTTGCCCTTAAGCGCCGGCGTATCCCGGAGCATGGGAGCCAGGCGGTCCTTCGAAAAGGCCTCGGCCATTTCGAGCGTCGGCTGCAGAAGCAGAATCGGTGCCGGGTCCTGGTCGATGTAGTAGCCGATGATGTTGAGAAGGATCTCCGTCTTGCCCACCTGGGCGGAGCTCATGACGACGATTGTTTCGGTGGCCGGATCGTTCAGGGCGTCCATGATCTCCCGCTGGTACGGCGCCCTGCTTGTTTTCCAGCGCCCGGGTTCTGCGCTGGATTCACTGGAAAGGCGCCGCTCCCGGTCGGCCCACTGGGATACCGTCAGGTCCGGTGGGGGAGCTACGACTTTAACGGCGCTTCTTACGAGCTCGCTCAGTGATCCGGTCCGGGTCATACTCGCTCAACTCCTGTAGCGCTTCGTAGACGGCATCCTTCAACGCCTTCTGCATTTCTTTCAGGTCCTCGATGCCGAGGATCTGGGGAGCAAGCTTCGTAGGCACGGCAAGGGCCCTTGCACGGAAATTCGAAAGCATCTCCGTCCATACGTCTTCCACGTCTTCCGCCCGATGGAGTTCTCCGCGATATTCTTTGACTTCAAGCTCCGTTTTGTCGGCCTGGGCCCTTCGTAACCTGGTGAGCTCCTTCTTGAGATCCTTGGGATCCACCACAGCCTCTTTAGCCTTCGTCTGTAGATACGAAATGTAAGCCCGCATGGCTTCGCCCAGGACGTATTTCCCCCTGGCAACCCGAGGAAAAACTCCTTCCTGGGTCAATTGCCGAATTCGCCTTGTAGTAACTCCCAGGATCGAGGCGAGGTCTTTACTAGTTATCGTCCGCGTTTCGAGACTGTCCATCTCACCACCTCAAAAAGTGCCAAAAATCGGAACCGGAAACCCTTTTTCAGCCCCCCTGTGGCTAGAGGACCACCGCGGCTTTCGCTGACCCCTGGGCCGCAAAGCCTTGGAAGGACCCATTTTTCTCCAGACATTTATATACGCCCCGCGCTCCCACCCCTCGCATGTTGGGGCGTTCTCCCCTGGTCCCGTCCTCGATGAACGGGTCCGACCGTTTACATACACATAACAAAGCCAGGTTCGTAGAAAGAAGGAGCCCCGCGGGGGAGGCGTTGCCCGCAGAGCTCCATCCTCAAGGGGGCGTTATACCCCGATACCATTGAATCATTCTCGGGCACAAGAAAACGGACAGAAATCGGACATCTTTTGTACACAACCGTTCAAAACCATCTCACCTTTAGTATTCTCGAACCAGGCGCCCTCCGAATGTCTTTCAATGACGTTCTAGGACATTCGCGCAGGGCACACGAAAAGCCAGACGGCAACAGTCATTTCGGCATATCTGAAGGATAAAATACCTGTACAAAATCCTAGGTTATGAAATATTTTTCAAATCAGGCCATTTCGATTAAAAAGGAGAACTGAAACACCATGGAAATCGTCGAGCCGATCCGCAAGAAAACCGACCTCGAGGACATCAAGAGAATATTAAAAAGGCGCAGTCTCAGGGACTACGCCATGTTCGTCCTGGGAATCAATTCGGGCTTGAGGATCTCGGATCTTTTGAGCCTTAAGGTTGAGGACGTCCTCGATCCCGGGAGCAGGAGACTGAAGATCGCCGACAGGATACGGATGCGGGAAAAGAAAACGGGAAAGGTAAAAGACTTCCCACTGAACACCCCGGCCAGAAGCGCCCTGTCGGAATACCTGAACACGCGTCGGCCTGAAAAGGGAGATCCGTTGTTTCCTTCCAGGAAGGGAACGGGCCCGCTTACGACCAGGCAGGCGCACCGGATAATCTCCGATGCAGCGAAAGAGGTGGGGTTACAGGAGAGGATAGGAACACACACGATGCGGAAGACTTTCTGTTACCACGCCTACAAAAAAGGCGTGGATATCAGCAGACTGCAAAAGCTGTTGAACCACTCGTCGCAGACTGAGACGCTTCGGTATATGGGGATTCTGAGAGATGATCTGGATCAAATCTATGTAACGCTGGAGCTTTGATCGCAAAGGCTCTTAAGCCATTCATCCATATTTTGATTTTTATTCCAAAATCCTTTTGCCCATATTTCCAGACAAACACGTTCGAAAAATTTCAGGCTCTGTATTTTACCTAGCAGTTTTTCACTATCTACCTCCCATTTTTCATCAAGTCCCTCGAGTTTGATTCCATCTTCTACCTGTATTTCCAGATGTTGACCAGCCAAATTAGGAGTGAGAAATGTTCCGTTAAAAATGTCGATTAAAAGACATAATTCCGCTCGACTGAATATGTTTTTTAAAGAAAGCAATGTGCGCTTATATAGTAATGGGAACGCATCGCCTACATATTCCATGCCAGCATTTAAACTAGGGAAAACCTCGGAATAAAATTTCGCTGATTGTTCGGCTATTCTGGGAGCAGTTGCTTTTTTTGACATTTATTACACCTCCAATGCTAGACACTATTTTGGAATTACTTTTAAACATTGTCAAGCATTTATAGAGCAAATATTATTCCCTTTCGCCTTCTACATATTCCTTGATCTTTTGTATAAGTATATCTGTCATGTTGGTTTTATCTCTGGCTACTTTTTCTTTAAACTTCCAAGCTAGACTTTCCGGACAGTTGATTATAATTTTTCTTGTTTTCCCTTTTTCTGTCATTTTCATCACTCCCATGCCCGCGAAAATTGATGGTCCTTAAAAAGCTCCGGCAATCCTGCATGTTGCTTAAAACGAAGCACCTCGTCGGCATCCATGCCGAGCTCTTTGGCAACCTCATGATCACTCCACCCATCCCGTATAAGTGACGCCACTAGGTCAATCATAGGCGTTACCTCATGGACCCCACGGGCGCGATTGTGCCTGATCGTTGCGGCCATCCGGTTTTTGCGGTCAGCCTGAGACCCCCTGACTATTGCCACGGGGACATAGCCTTTCAGATGCTTTTTGATCACGCTGGACTCCTTCGCTACCCTGGTGCGGTGGAACCCGTCAACAACGGTATAGTGTTCATTCTCCAGGTACGCCACAATGGGTTGGGTAAACCCATCCATTTTGATACTGTGTTCCAAAAGCCTCATTTCCGGGGGCGCCACAGCATTCGGGTTATAGTCATTGCCATGTACCTTATCGGCAGGCACCCACATGACACAATCAACCGGATCATCACGGAACGAACTGTGTTTATGGAGCACTTGCCTTATCCTATTGACAGCCTCGATCCTGATCTCTTGATCAAGATCGTCAAGTTGTTTAAAAACCTCCTCAGCTTCCGAAACAATCTGGTCTACCACTGCCGAGAATAACGATTCGGTCATTTCAACACCTTCTCCATTACATGGAATTTTCCACGCATCTTAACGGTACGGAAGCCTTTCTTCTCCAGGATCGGGGCAGAGATTGGGTTTCCAATTGCCTTAATTTTTACTACTTCAAAGGATCTTCTTAGCTCACTCTCGGCGAGATCTAGCATAAATCGGTAAAGCCCGTTTTTCCGACAATCTTCCCGAACCCAAGCGTCATAATAGATACCTTCACCCTTTTCGTTCACATCATAACTTCGGAAGCCTACCACTTCATCCCCCCAGTAGGCTACGATCCATTTCCTACCAGGTTCGTTTTCCACCGGATATCCATCAAGTTCCATACGGATATCCCTGCTTGCAAAGATAGAGCCCATCTCTGCATAGAATGCCTTTGGGTCATCTTCTGCCTTCATGTGATATATTCTGTAACCCTTGTACTCTGCTATCATTTTCATTGCTCCCGCCCCCTTATATATCCCTGTACTTTTCCTTCAACGCCTCGAATTTTTCCTTCTCGCGCTTGTTCACCCCGAAACACAATTTTGTGCAGAAGAAATCATTTTCAAGAAGGACTCTGCATACCGTACGCCAGGATTCTTTTTTGGGGTTATCGTGATCGTCATAAATATCACCTTCAGGAACGCCAGCGGCATCCAGTTCCTGCCGCCTGTTATCCTGCCACCATTTTATGAGCACGTTTATCCGGCGAAGATAGTGCGCCCGTGCTTCCGGCGGGTATGTATCCAGTAGGAACATGGCGTAGTCTTTCCATGTTTTGAATGTCTTGGGTCTGACGATTTTGTTGCCGCGGGCAAAAAGCCTTGTGAGCCCCGAAAGCTTACCGAAATTCACCCCGCCGACACGCTCAACCATTTTGCTCCACGTCTCAGGCTCGAGTGGGTGGTATTTATCAAGCCCACGACGGGCTTCCGGTCCATAAGGCTCGTTTATCCTCATCTCATGCAGGGAGATTCCGAGCCAATACATCCGGTCATAAATCCTGTTATACGGGAGATTGTTTTTCCCGATATACGCCCAAATGTCTTGGACACGCCAGTCATAGATCGGGTATACGGCAACCGAGTTGCCTTCTTTCCCCATAATTCGAGTCCAACTCCAACCGTTATATCGGGTGGGGCGCTTTTTTTTGATCGCACGGAATCTATTCAGGCTTTCGTCCGCACGAAGACCAACAAAACATGCCAGTTTATCCTCGCCGGCGAACCAATTCTGAAACTCCGGCACAAACTCCTCGAAGAACATGCCGAAGCGATAGAACGGAAGCGCATCATAATCGTTGATTACGTCCGATCTTTCCGGCATCTCCCGTACCCACAGATCTTTTTTTTCAGGGTCCCACGACGTCCAAAGGGGTTCATGCATCGAGCTTCCGTTATCTGTCGTAAGTGGCAGGCATATCCACCAGGCCCGAGTTTTTGCAGGATCGGACAGCATTTCCTTGACATGTTCGATCGTTACCTGGTACTGTGCTTCCCAATCGATAAACAGCACATCGACGGGCAAACGCCCTCGCCTTTGTGCCTCTCGAATCACCAAGTCAAGCATTACCGTGGAATCTTTGCCGCCGGAAAACGACACTAAAATCCGATCAAACTCGTCGAAAATCTGTGATATGCGGCGCCTTGCGGCGGTCAGAACATTCTCAGTAAGATAAGTTTTACTCACAGTGATTTCACCAACTCCCGAAGCTTGTCTTTATTGGTCTTCTTCACCTTGTCGACCTCCTTGCGGAACATCGACAGTGTATCCCTTTTTTTCATCAAAGCAGTTTCTATACGCTCATCGATGCTATCCAAGCACCGAATTGAGATATACGTGACCGGGTCCTTCTGTCCTATCCGGTGACATCTATCCTCTGCCTGTAGGCGTTCGGAATACTTAAATCCATCGGCGTAAAATATCGCATATCTTGCCTCCGTGATGGTCAATCCATGTCCACCACAACTTTGATTTGCCACTAGGAAACGAGTTCGCTTATCGTTCCGGAATCGGTCAAGTTCTTTATTTCGAACCTTGAGGTTACCACCGTGGAACTCGGCGACGGAACACTTCCCGTAAAGCTCTTGTATTGCCTCCTGGATTTCTCGCACAGAGAATTTATATTTCGTCCAGATTACAACCTTTTCGCCGGCTGGGATCGCCTGCAGTGCGTCCATGCATGTTTCAACGCGTCTATGTTGGAAGGTTAACAGCTCCCCATTTCTGTTCCAAAAGCCGCAAATGATTGATTGAAGCGTGGAAAATAGCCTGAATATCACGATGGAACTCCAGTCGTCAGGGTCGTATTCAAGAAGGATCTCGTTCTTAGCCCGTTCATATGCTCTTCGTTGTTCCGGAGTCATGAAAAAATACCGAGAATCAAAGAGTTTAGGAGGCAGGTCCAGGCACTCATCCTTTGTTACCTGGTATGTATATGGCTTAATCTTGGCTGCTAGATACGCTGTGTTATGTGCCCGGACTATCATGCCATGGAATTTTGGGTGATACTCAAGGTGATTTGTTGCAAAAGAATAAAAGCTGTTGTAGCCGAGGATTTTCGGGCTCAAAAATCTCATTTGTGCGAAAAGGTCTTGATATCCT